CTTTAAGGCTATTGAACATGAACTTTACAAACATCCCTATTTTGTGAAGCACATGACACCGGAACAACGGATGGATCGTGTCCTTGAAATGAGATCTGTTGGAAACAAATGTTTTTGTACAGATTTCACTGCCTTTGAGAGCCATTTTGTCCCTGAGGTGATGAATGCATGTGAACTGATTCTTTATCGTCATTGCCTCAAGTCGGATCCCTTGGACGCTCAGATCATTTGTGACGCTATATCTGGCACTAACAACATGAGCACCAGATTTGGTCTTCGTATGACATGTGAGGGCCGACGCATGTCCGGAGACATGTGCACTTCGCTTGGCAATGGTTTCACCAACTTGATGCTGGCCCTTTACATTGCGAGCACGAAGCATGCCACGCTTGACGGGATTGTCGAGGGGGACGACGGTCTCTTTGTCACCGATGCTGATTTGTCTGCTGATGATTGTTAGCACTGGTGTCCCGATATCGGCAACGACGATGGTGGAAAAAACGTTTGAGACAATCTTGTATGTCGGCGGCTCAGGTCCGGGGAACTATTCGACGATTCAAGATGCTGTCAATGCCGCATCAAACGGCGATAGCGTGTTCGTGTTCGATGATTCTTCCCCTTACGATGAAGATATCCTCGTAGATAAATCGATTACAATGACGGGGGAGGATCGACAAACAACCGTTATCAATGGATACAACTACTCTATCTTCTTGCGAGCCGATGACTGCACTGTTCAGGGATTCACGGTGTTACAATCGTTTCATGGGATACGAATCGAAGCAGAAAATACCGTCATCATGAACAATATCCTGCAAGACAACACCATAGGACTCTATTTGTTTGAGGCGAACTACAGTCAAATCGAAGGGAATGTGATTTCAAACAACTCGGTCGGCCTATGTTTGGTTTTTAGCGCTGATGTCGTGATTTCGGGTAATACCATTGTTAATAATATGTACGACGGCATCGAACTTTATACGTCTACGAATACTCTAGTGACCTTGAACGATATATCAGGTAATGGGCAATTCGGGGTATCGATAGGAGGAGATAACAATACAGTGTTGAAAAACAATATCGTTGGCAATGCGTTCTATGGAGTGTATATTCAGAATTCAAGGATGAATTCGATCCTTGACAATAATATCTATGACAACCACGTTGGAAATGCGGTAGTCTTCACAGACTCGTGGACTGAGCTTATTCGACGACCTTTCAATAATTCCTGGGATGGTAATTATTGGGGGCGGTCAAGTCGATTTCCCAAGGCAATCGTTGAAGGTAAACAATTAATCATTCCAAGCGGGATTTTATTTTGGTTCATACGAAAGGTGACCCAGAACCCTGAAAAAGTGTTTCCAATGCCATTAATCATCCCGATGATCACATTTGATAGACATCCGGCGCAAAATCCCTATGATCTTTCATAGAGATACTCGAAGATTGGCCAAACAACGCTCCACGGGCAAATATCATCGCTACAACATGCGAGGCTGTTGTTGGCCATTCTACTTTGCGATATCTGCCGAGAGCATCCTGCGGACTTCTTCGGCGCAACCGCGCAGGTCTTCTCCCTGTGCTCGTTTCACTTCCGGTTCGAGGACGGGTCCTGGCCGGTCGCAGACCGGGCAGTGTTCAAGGAGCTTGACTTGGTCGCCGGTGATGATGAAGCTGGGGTGGCTGGTCGCGATGCCGTCGAGGAACGCGAAGCGGCCCTGCGTGCGGAAGCGCGCACCGAGGCCATCGCGGCGATCAAG